ATAGTATCGCTTTTTCTTGCCTTGCTTTCTAGGTGTGTAAGGTTTAGGCGGTTCTTGATAGCCATAGAGCGATACAAGCCTACTTTTGCCTGTGACTGTGACCTCAATAGACTTACCGACACAAACAACCGCTTTACGCTTCTTTAGAGCCGTTAAGACACAATGAACAAGATTAGGCTCATCTTCTACACCTAGCTCTAATACAAGCTCTCTTCCTGTCATATTGCGATGTTTGAGTAGTGATATAACTTCTTGGGTAACTGAGCTCATAGGCTTTTAAACTCCTCTACTGTAAAATCATAAGAATCTAACAAATCAACAGGTCCACTATCCTCATATAAATCATAGATAGCAACAACAACCCTTCCAGATTCTTCCCAATCGTGGACATTGATTGCAACATCATCAAGATAATGCCACCAATCAGGAGCGACAAACTCCTCATGCCCTTTTAATATCTCAGCTTTGTATTGTTGCAGTATTTCTAGGATATCTTCTCTCATACTTCCACCTCTTTAACAGTTTCAATTTTAAAAGATTCATATTCAATAGGGCTTAATTTAGGAAAGTAAACACCTACAAATAAATCTAATGCTTTCTCATAAGACTCTGCTTTTACTTCGGTTTGATAATAGACTTTTTCACTTGCAGTTATTGTATATGTTTTCATTTCTTTACCTTTTCACTTGGTGGAGTCCAACCCATAGCCTTAAACCTAGCTAGAATGTCGTTATATTTATGATATTCCCATGTCTTATCAAGATAAGGTGGGTTTGTGTTGTTGTATTTCTTTTTCTGTTTGTTATCCATAATTAAGCCTTTCAATTGATTAGTATCTTTTAAATACTGTTTTTCTTCTGCCTTGTTTACAAAACCCCCATTTTTATAATCATAGTCTGAATGTTTGTTCATAGCTTACCCCTAGCGTTTAATTCATCTTCTACGGCATTCTTTAGCACGATGTCACGCACCCCTAGACTAACAATAGAAAACTGTTTTAAGAGCGTTTTTAACTGTCTGACAGTCATAGTTTTAATATCCATGATTATTCCTCTTCAATAATGTCATCGGTGAGCCATTCACCATAGTTATATTCTTGCCAATCGTTATCCTCTGAATACTCAAAGGCTAAAGAATCCGCCTCTTCTTTAGAATTGGCTTGCACTTCTTTTTTAAAGTAAATCACTTGGCTTGCATAGATTGTGTAGTTTTTCATTATTTCACCTCTTCAGTTTGTGGGTCTGTTGCATCACATAAACAATCTACTAAGGCATCAATTTGCCCTAGCTCCCAATCAGAGCTTTTAGTATGTCTAGACATCAATTGATTGCCTCTAAGATTAGCTATCTTCAATATAAGACTGATTTGCTCGCTACTTAGTGCGACATCATAATTCTTACTCATAATTATCCCCTTTCCATTGATTCATATTCAGCCATTACGAAATCAGAGGCAATCTCTGACCAGTTAACATGAGATAAGAACTCTTCAGACAATGCAACCATAAATAGATTGTCTTTTGTCTTATCGTGGATATACCCTGAAAATGTTTTACGAATGTCTGTGGTTAAGTATCTAGCTATCTGACCTAAATCTTCATGCGAGCCAAAATAGTCAATGGTTTTTAATGCGATATTCTCAGACAACCGCCAATCTTGTTCAATCCATTCGTTTATAAATTTAGTTGCGTTCATACTAAGCCTTTCTCTTCACAATGTCTTAAATCTGTGATGTCATTTGCGTATTTTTCAGCTACAAACCAAACAACAGCATTCTTAAAGCCTGTAGCATTGCCTAATTCTTTGACAATAAAATCAGGCTGTTCACCTACACAATTGACCCAATCAGCTAATTGTTCATGTAGCTCATCATCAAAGGCATCATAAAATGCCAATGTGTCAGAGTAGTAGATAAGACCAGTAGCTGAACCATTGACACAGCCATAAGTTGCAATATCTTGCAATTCCTCTGTGTCATAAGATTGCATATAATCATAAAAGCTCTTATAAGTGTTTTTGATTGTGTTCATGGTAGCCTCTTAATTAGTTAGTTGATGGAAAGTTGTTTTCAATACGATAAGTGCATTGCGTTTTCATACGCTTGATGATAGTTGTCATAGGATAGTCAATATAGTGAATCTTGAAATAGTCATCGTTATCGTGTAAGGCAGTAGCCAATACACCTTGAGATGTCTTTGAGAATGTAATTAGATAGTCTTTGTAGTTGATAGATTTCATGGTTAATACTCCTGTGTTAGTTAGTCTGTGTAAGTGCTACTGCGAACAAATAGGCAAAGGCTAGTGCAAGTGATAGCATAACGATTGTATTGATTGCTAGGTTAATTAGTTTCTGTTTCATGTGATTACTCCTGTGTTATTTGTTAGCCCAAATCTGATACTCTTCCTCAAAGTATGTTGAGGAGATTTCAGAGGGTGAATTAGCCATTGTGTAAAAATGGTTTATTAGTATGTCGTTAATCTCTGCCAATGTCTTAGGGTTGTTAATGTCAGCCATGTAGCCTTTTACAATGGTCTGTATCATGTTGCTCTGTTCTAGTTTGTTCATGTTTAAAACTCCTGTGTATGTGTGTTGTTTAACTGTGTTGCTTACCCTCTATTATCAACATGAAACTTACAGTTATCTTACAAAAACACCCTAAACCACAAATAATCTTCATTTCTTTAGACTTTAAAGTTATATAGCTTATTACCTTTTGTTATATCCCTCAGCTCAGACTCTTATGTTATTTGTCTTATATCTTATGTCTTATATAAGAGTTAATGAGAATCATTATCATTTAGCTATGGTCTATCTAGTCTGTGATGTTAGTAGCTACTCACTTAGTCAATTGGCTAGGTATGTCAATAGAGGTGCATCACTGCCATACACACCCTATGTAATTGAGAATGATTATCATTAACTGTGATGACCTGTGAAGTGAGTCCTTACTAACCTATAAAGCCTATGTTGATGTAAGTAAGCACTAACTAACATAGGGGGGTGGGGGTGGCTGTGTTGTTGTAATGTTGTGGTAGGCTCTACAGCTCACAAAAGAGGTAAAATAGACAATACTGCACTGCACCAATGATAGTTAGTAACTAATTGATAATAAAGAACTATAATGAACAATGACAATGTCATAACTAAAAGTTATAAAGGCTGTGATGGACATTGCACACTTTAGGTCATGCGGAGTACCAATAAAGCCTATGAAGGTCCGCTGTGCTCTTTAGGTCTATAAAGTATAAAATAATGCTTGACAAACTCTCAAAAGTATGCTACACTCGCCTACATTGAACAAACAGCAACACACACTATATAGTATCTATAAAGCCCCCTGTCGGGAGACACCATATAGAGACTACCGTAGGTTAGGTTACGAACAACAAGAAGTAGTAACCTCTTATAAATAAGTTGATAGCGATATCAAGAAACAATCTAACGATAGAGTCTATATAGATATATAGGTCTTAAAGTTTTTAATTTGTCTTCCCTTAGTTGGGGTAAAGGATACGATGTCTGACACTAACGAAGTAAAAGTCCGTAAAGGACGACCTCCTAAAGCTGCTGTCAAAGCTAAGAAGAAGGGCAGTAGGGGTGTGGTCGGTAGACCTGCTGGTGATTCAGGTCGTATAGCAGAGTTGAAAGCACGGTTGTTAGCAACCACAGGCGATAAAGTCATTAATAAGATTGTAGAGATTGCCATGACGGATGGGCATCCAGTTCAGGGTGCAGCTCTTAAGATGTGTATTGACAGGGTATTACCTTTGTCTTACTTTGACAAGGATAAACAGGGTGGTTCAGTTCCACAGATTAGTATTAACATTACAGGTATCAGTAGTCCGACTGTAGAAACTGCAGAAGTCATTGAAGCTAGTATTACGGATGTAGAGGATACAAGCAATGGCTGAACTCAACTTCGCATTGCTGAATTGGCAGAAAGAGGTCTTCAAAGACCCTACACGATTTAAGGTCATTGCTGCTGGTCGTCGTTGCGGTAAGTCACGATTATCTGCAGTAACGCTGTTGATTGAAGGTTTGAATTGTCCAGAGGGAAGTAGCGTTATGTACGTTGCACCGACACTCGGACAAGCAAGAACAATTATGTGGGACTTGTTGATGGACTTAGGTCGTCCTATTATCAAGTCTGCACACATTAACAATTTAGAGATTACTCTTGTTAATGGTCGTAAGATATTAGTTCGTGGTGCTGATAACCAAGACTCTCTCCGTGGTGTGTCTTTGACATACTTGGTAATGGACGAGGTAGCTTTTATTAAGCCAGAGATTTGGGAGAAGGTGCTTCGTGCTGCTTTGTCTGACAAAAAAGGTAGAGCCATGTTTATCTCTACTCCGTCAGGAAGAAACCACTTCTATGACTGGTATCAATTAGGGCAAAGTGGAGAAGATGAAGATTGGAAGTCTTGGCACTTTACCACGGCTGACAATGAGACGATAGACAAGAAAGAGATTGAAGCGGCTAAGAGGACTCTGTCCAGCTTTGCGTTCAATCAAGAATATATGTCTTCCTTCAACAACGCTGGTGCAGGGTTGTTCAAAGAAGAATGGATTAAGTTTGGTGAAGAGCCGCCTCATGGTTCTTGGTACATCGCAGTGGACTTAGCTGGTTTTGAAGAAGTAGCTAAATCTGCTGGTAACAGTAAAAAGAGACTTGACCAATCAGCAATTGCTGTGGTTAAAGTCACTGATGACGGTGTATGGTATGTGGATAAGATTGAAGCTGGTCGTTGGGATATTCAGACCACTGCAGTGAACATCTTAAAGAACATCAGAGAATATGAGCCAATGGCAGTCGGTATTGAACGAGGTGCTTTGAAGAATGCAGTGTTACCGTACCTCAGTGATTTGATGCGAAAGAACAACTGCTACGCACATATTGCAGACTTGACGCACGGTAACAAGAAAAAGGTAGACAGGGTTGTCTGGGCTTTACAGGGTCGTTTTGAGCATGGCAGAGTTGTTCTGAATGCTGAAGAAGACTTTGATGAGTTTGTTGACCAGTTGTTGATGTTCCCTACTGCTGGAGTACATGACGACTTACCAGACGCTTTAAGCTATATTGACCAATTGGCGGTGACCAGTTACTTCGCAGACGATGACGAAGATGACTGGGAAGCTATGGATGTAATTGCTGGCTATTAATACAAAAGGAATAACATGGACTATAAAGAACAAGAGTTTGTACCTCTAAACTTTGAGGCTCTGATGAAGAACCCAGAGGTGCTAAAAGTAATTTTAGAAGAGATGCAATATCTTGAAGCTGAGTGCTTGATGAAGATTATCACAGCTGCTAAAGAACAAGGTTTAAAAGACAAACAGATTTTCATGCCAGCTGTAGAAGTGATGGAAGTAGAGTTTGTTGACCCTTTTAATGATTCTACAGAGGAAGAATAATGGCTGAGATGAAAGACAATAACGAAGGTGTACAATGGGACACTCCGACAGAATCTGACAGAGAGTTAGTTGGTTTTGTTGTTGGACACTGCGACCGTTGGAGAGACCACCGTGACGAGAACTACTTAGAAGACTGGAAAGAATACGAGCGTATCTTCCGTGGTGTGTGGGCTTCTGAAGACAAGACTCGTGAGTCAGAGCGTAGTCGCTTAATTTCCCCAGCAACACAACAAGCAGTAGAGACTCGCCATGCTGAAATCATGGAAGCTATCTTTGGTAACGGTGAATACTTTGACATTAAAGATGATGTCTTAGATATGAACGGTAATCCAATGGATGTTGAGCAAATCCGTACTCTATTGCGTGAAGACCTAGAAAAACATAAGATTCGTAAGTCTATCGACCAGATTGAGTTGATGGCTGAGATTTATGGTACTGGTATTGGTGAGTTGACTGTTAAACAAGAAAAAGAGTATATTCCGTCTACTCAGCCTATTCCTGGCTCAATGCAAGCTGCTTACGGTGTGCAAGAGAAGGAATATTTCTGTGTTAAAGTAACTCCTGTTAACCCTAAGAACTTCTTGATTGACCCTAACGCTACTTCTATTGAAGATGCAATGGGTGTTGCTGTTGAGAAGTTTGTGTCTATTCACAAAGTGGTAGAAGGCATGGAAAAGGGTATCTATCGTAAGGTAGATGTCCAAGGTTATGGTTTGGATGATGACCTAGAGCCAACACAAGAGATTGTTCAATACCAAGATGACAAAGTTAAACTATTAACTTACTATGGTCTTGTTCCTCGTGAGTACCTAGAGCAGTTAGAGAACGAAGGTGAAGAAGTTGTTGACTTGTTCCCTGAGTCAAGCACTGCTGACAGCTATTCTGACTTAGTAGAAGCTATCATTGTTATTGCTAACGATGGTTTGTTGCTCAAAGCAGAAGCTAATCCTTACATGATGAAAGACCGTCCAATTGTAGCTTATCAGGATGATACAGTGCCTAACCGCTTCTGGGGTCGTGGTACAGTAGAAAAAGCATACAATATGCAAAAAGCTATTGATGCACAGCTACGCAGTCACTTAGACTCATTGGCATTGACCACAGCTCCGATGATTGCGATGGACGCTACTCGCTTACCTCGTGGTGCTAAGTTTGAAGTTAAGCCTGGTAAAGCTATTCTTACGAATGGTGCTCCTAGTGAAATCTTGATGCCGTTCAAGTTTGGACAAACAGACCAGAACAACATTCAAACATCACAGAACTTTGAGCGTATGTTGCTACAAGCTACTGGCACTTTAGACAGCCAAGGCATGGTATCTCAAGCTACTCGTGATGCTTCTGGTGCTGGTATGTCTATGGCTATGGCTGGCATTATCAAGAAGTACAAGCGTACACTCACAAACTTCCAAGAAGACTTCTTAGTTCCTTTGATTAAGAAAGTGGCTTTCCGCTATATGCAGTTTGACCCTGAGCGTTACCCTTCTGTAGATATGAAGTTTATACCGACAGCTACTTTGGGTATTATGGCTCGTGAGTACGAACAACAGCAGTTAATTGGCTTGTTACAGACTCTTGGACCTAATACTCCAGTGTTACCAATCATCCTTAAGGGCATTATTGCTAACTCTAGCTTGTCTAACAGAGCTGAAATGGAACAAGCTTTGACACAAATGTCTCAGCCTGACCCACAACAAGCTCAAATGGCTCAGATGCAAGCTCAAATGCAGATGGAACAGGCTCAAGCAACTACTGCTTCTCTACAAGCAAGAGCACAAAGAGACCAAGCAGAAGCTCAGAAGACAGTTGTTGAGACACAATTGTTACCTGAAGAGCTAAAAGCTAAGGTCATTAGCTCCCTTTCTACCAACATTGACGGTCAAGGACAGGACAATGAGTTTGAAAAGAGAGCCAGAATTGCTGATTTGATGCTCAAAGAGAAAGACATTAACAACAAAGGCAAGATTGTTGAGATGCAGATGCAAAAACAGTCAAATATGCAATAAATAGCTTGACTTTTTCTGTTAGTTGTGGTAGACTGACGAAATAATGTGGTTTTAATACAACATTCTCCAACAAAAGGACAAAGAATGGTAGATAAGCAGTTACAACAGTATTACGAGGACAGGTTCAGCCTGTTTTCAACACCTGGTTGGCAGGACTTGATGGAAGATGCACAGAAGATGTTTGATGCACTCAATCAAGTTCTCCCGATTCAGAATGAAGCTGAATTACACCTAAAACGAGGTCAATTAGACATTCTTAACTGGATTCTAAGCCTCAAGAGTGTTTCAGAACAGTCCTATGAACAACTCATGTCGGGAGACAGCGGTGCGTAGGATGTATGAGCATATGTGTCCAGCAGGACATATTACAGAGCATTATGTCAATTATGAGATGACAGAAGTGCCTTGTAGTGTTTGTGGTACTGATGCTAGTCGGATTATCTCCGCACCTAGAGTAGAGCTTGATGGGACAGACCCAGTGTATGTCTCTGCATACGATAGGTGGGCTAAAAGACATGAAGACAAAGCAAAGCAGGAACGCAAACAAAACCTAGCCTAAGATACCTCGAAAGAGCCTTAGAACATAAATCCTAAAATCACTTGATTCGGTGACAGGAGACTTTAAATGGCAGCAAACTTTATTGAACAGGACGAACTGTTTAACAGCAATGAGCAAGAAGTAGTACAAGATGTTACAACCCCAGTACCTGACTCAACTATGTCAGATACTACTGAAGAGGTAGGCACACCTGAACCAGTGGATGAATTACCAGAGAAATACAAAGGTAAATCAGCTGCTGAGATTGCTAGAATGCACCAAGAAGCTGAGAAGCTAATCGGTCGTCAAGCTAATGAGGTGCATGAAGTACGAAGTCTTGCAGACCAACTGTTAAAACAACAACTCGAAGCCAACAAGAGAGTTAAGCAAGAGCCTATTGAAGAATCGCTTGAAGAAGACTTTTTTGTAGACCCTAAACAGGCTGTTAACAGACAAGTTGAGAAGCACCCTGCAGTTATTGAAGCACGACAAGCAGCACTTGAAATGAAGAAGATGAAGACAGCTCAACAGTTGTCTGCTAAACATCCAGACTTTGGAACTATCGCAGCAGATGCAGGTTTCCAAGATTGGGTTAAAGCTTCTAAGGTTCGATTAAACTTGTTTGCTAAAGCAGACGCTGAGTATGATTTTGAAAGTGCAGATGAGTTGTTATCTACCTACAAGGAGATTAAACAAATCAAAGCACAACAGGTTGTCCAACAGACAGCTCAATCAAATCAAATTGAAGCTGAAGCACAAAAGACTGCAATGAAAGCTGCAACTGTGGATGTTGGTGGTACTGGCGAGACAAGCAGAAAAGTATATCGTAGAGCAGACCTAATTAAATTGAGAATGACAGACCCACAAAGATACGAAGCCATGTCTGATGAGATTATGGCAGCATATGCTGAAGGGCGAGTCAAGTAATTTTAGTATTTAACTTTTAAGGAAATAAAATCATGGCAAAAGTAACATATCCAGGCGGTAGTACCTCTATCGTTAACAACACAGCAGCAGCAACATTCATTCCAGAAATTTGGAGTGACGAGGTTATCGCTGCATACAAGAAAAACTTAGTATTGGCAAACCTAGTTCGCAAGATGTCTTTCAAAGGCAAAAAAGGCGACACATTGCACATTCCTAAGCCAGTTCGTGGCACAGCAACTGCAAAAGCTGCTAACACAGCTGTAACAATCCAAGCTAACACAGAGTCAGAAGTACAAGTTTTGGTTAACAAGCACTTTGAATACTCACGCTTCATCGAGGACATCACTGAAGTTCAAGCTCTTTCATCACTACGCTCTTTCTACACAGAAGATGCTGGTTATGCATTGGCTAAACAAGTTGACGACGAGCTAGTAGCTTTGGGTCAAGCTTTCGGTGACAGCGATGGTGCTGATTGGGTTCACTCAAACGCATACTTTATCGACGCTTCTACAGGTTTGACAACTTATGCAGTTGACACAGTAACTACATCTGATGTATTCACTGACGCTGGCTTCCGTAAGCTTATCCAGTTGATGGACGACGCTGATGTACCAATGGACGGTCGTAAGTTTGCAATTCCACCATCATTGCGTAATGCAATCATGGGTGTGGACCGCTACAACTCAAGCGACTTCGTTGATGGTCGTGGTGTTCAGAACGGTCAAATCGGTAAGTTGTATGGCATTGACATCTATGTGTCAAGCAATATGCCTACTATTGAAACTGCTGCTGAAAACACAGCTGGCGATGCAATCAAAGCTGCTTTGTTATTCCATACTGATACTATGGTTTTTGCAGAGCAAGTTGGTGTTCGCTCACAGACTCAGTACAAACAAGAATACTTGTCTACTCTTTACACTGCCGACACATTGTTCGGTGTTAAAGTTGTACGACCAGAAGCTGGTTTCGTATTGGCTGTAAACGCTTAATAAGCATTAAGATTCCCTGCTTCGGCAGGGGTCTTTTTAAAGGATTCTATTAAAGAGTTCTTTAATAAGACAAGGAATTATTAAAATATGGCAATCTACCGAGGTCCTGGCGGTGCTGGTGATGCAACTAATGATGCTTCTAGTCAGGCAGCATTAGCTACGGAACAAGCTGCCTTAGCTGAAGTTTATAAAAATCAAGCACAGGCTTCTGCGTCTTCCGCTTCTAACAGTGCTTCTACTGCTTCTGCTGCTGCTAGTGCTGCACAGACTGCAGAGACTAACGCTGAGACAGCAGAGACCAATGCAGAGACTGCAGAGGCTAATGCCGAGACTGCACAGGCTGCTGCTGAAGCTGCACAAACCGCTGCAGAGGCTGCTCAGACAGCTGCAGAGACCGCAAAGACTGCTGCTGAACTAGCAGAAACCAATGCTGAGACAGCAGAGACTAATGCTGAAACTGCTGCAACGAATGCAGCTAATTCTGCTTCTGCAGCAAGTACATCAGCAACCAATGCAAGTAACTCAGCCAGTGCTGCTTCTACTTCTGCAACGAATGCTAGTAATTCTGCAACAGCAGCTGCTACATCGGCTACTAATGCATCAAACAGTGCTACTGCTGCATCAACATCAGCAACCAATGCTGCTAACAGTGCAACAGCTGCACAGACAGCAGAGACCAATGCTGAAACAGCTGAGACCAATGCAGAGACTGCTCAAACTGCTGCAGAGTTAGCTGAAACAAACGCTGAAACAGCAGCAACGAATGCCTCTAACAGTGCTTCTGCTGCAGCTACTTCAGCCACTAATGCAAGCAATAGTGCCTCTGCTGCAAGCACTTCAGCAACTAATGCTGCGAATGCTCAGACAGCTGCAGAGACTGCTAGAGACCAGACTTTAACAGCATACGATAACTTTGATGACCGTTATTTAGGTTCTAAGACTTCAGACCCTACATTAGATAACGATGGCAATGCTCTAGTAGCAGGTACATTGTATTTTAACAGTGTCGGCGGATACATGAAAGTGTATACTGGCTCTGTGTGGGTTGATGCTTATGCTGCTGGCACTAGTTTCTTAGCAAAGGCTAACAACTTATCAGATTTACCATCAGCAAGCACAGCAAGAACTAACTTAGGGTTAGGTACTGCAGCAACAACAAACAGCACTGCTTATGCAACTGCAGCACAAGGAACAAACGCTGACACAGCTTTTGGCTGGGGTAATCATGCTTCTGCTGGTTATGCTGCTGACAATGCTGTAGTAAAGCTCACTGGCGACCAAACAGTAGCAGGAACTAAGACTTTCAGCAGCACTATCACTGGTTCTATCAGTGGCAATGCAGGTACAGTAACGAATGGTGTCTACACAACAGGTAGCTATGCTGACCCAGCATGGATTACTTCATTAGCAGGGTCGAAAATATCTGGTACAATTGACGGAGGAAGCTTCTAATTATGGCAACAACTATTAAACTAAAGAACAGTGTAACAACAACTGCAGCACCAAGTACTTTGGTACAGGGTGAAACAGCTGTTAACATCACTGACAAGAAAGTCTGGGTTGGTGACGCTTCATCAACACCTGTACAGATTATCGGTGCAGGAGCACCTGTATCAGGCACTACTGGTACATTTACTGGCAACACAACAGTGGCTGGCACATTCGCAGCCAATGGCGGTGCAACACTAGGCGATGCTAGTGGAGATGCTTTAACAATCAATAGTAGTGCTGTAAGTATTCCAAACGGATTAAACTTTGATAGCAATACTTTAGTTATTGATGCTACTAATAATAGAGTTGGTGTAGGTACTGCTAGTCCAGTATCAGCACTTCATGTAAGCTATGATGCTTCTGGTATAGCTCCTCGCATAGCAGGAACAACAAGCGGAAGGCTTGATTTAGAAGATTTAGCTGTTGCAGATAGTTCTAGACCATTCCAATATCTTCAATCTGATGATGGTTCGTTAATTTTTGGTAATGCAAACCGAAGCGGAACTAACACCACCAGTTCTGTTGAGCGTATGCGTATCACTAGTGCTGGTAATGTAGGTATTGGTACTAGTAGTCCTGCTAGTTATAGTGCTAATAATCTAGTTGTTTTTGGAAGTGGAAGTAGTGGCATAACAATAGCAAGTGGAGCATCTAACGCAGGAAATTTGTTCTTTGCAGATGGAACAACAGGCAATGAGGCATTTAGAGGTTATATACAATACAACCATAGTACTGATGTTATGGGTCTTGGAACTGCTGGAGATACTAGAGTTTTAATAAACGCATCAGGCAACCTAGGTCTTGGAGTTACTCCTAGTGCTTGGAGTGGCTACACAGCAGCTCAAATTATTAATAGTAGTTTTTATGGAAAAAGCGATAATACAGTTGCTGGTGTTGGCTTAAACTATTACAACAATGGCACAAACGACATATACCGAGTAACTTATAACGCTTCAAAATACGAACAGGCTGGTGGACAACATCGCTGGTTCAATGCACCATCAGGCACAGCAGGAAACGCTATTACCTTTACACAGGCAATGACACTAGATGCTAGTGGTAATTTGGGTGTGGGTACTACAAGTCCACAAGCTAGACTTGATGTCAGAACATCAGGTTCAGCATCAAATATTTTTGTAACTTCAGACATTTCAACATCAGCTCTTGCTTCAAGAATTTCGCTTGGAAACTCAACAGGTGCATCTAGATTTACTATGGGGATGTTTGGAACTGCTGGAGAGCTTGCTTATTTAGGCTCAGAAGGTAACTTCCCAGTTTACTTCCAAACCAATGGCACAGAACGCATGAGAATAGATAGTTCTGGTAACTTGTTGGTGGGGACTACTAGTGCTGGTGCAAAGGCAGTAATTAGTCAAGGCACTACTGGTTCAGATACTCTTAAATTAGAAAATACAACTGCTGGTCCTTATGGTGCATATATAAATTGGACAGCTGCCACACCAAATAACACAACTAATTATTTTATGTTGTGCGTAGATTCAACAAATGCAAAATTGTATATTTATTCAAATGGTACTGTTTCTAATAGAACTGGCACTTACAATACAATTTCAGACCAAAAGATTAAGCAAGATATTGTTGATGCTGGCTCTCAATGGAATGACATTAAAGCAGTTCGCTTCCGTAAATATCGTTTAATTGATGATGTGGCAGCAAATCCTAGTGCACCATATTTGTTGGGTGTTGTAGCTCAAGAATTAGAGCAAACTTCACCAGCTTTAATTGATAACTGCAAAGATAAAGATACAGGAGAAATAACAAAAGGAGTTAAGACTTCTGTATTGTTAATGAAAGCAGCAAAAGCACTTCAAGAAGCAATGGAACGCATTGAAACACTAGAAGCAAAAGTAACTGCATTAGAATCTAAATAAGGAGTAATAAATGACAACATATACATGGACAGTATCTCAATTAGATAGAAACGCAGCAGATGGCTTTGTCACTACTGCTCATTGGCAATGCACAGCTACAGATGGTGACTATTCAGCCTCTGTATACGCTTCTTGTGGCTTTGATGGTGAACTATCAGTAGCCTATGACAGCCTAACCGAAGAAGCTGTATTGGCTTGGGTATGGGAATCAGTAGATAAAGAAGCTACTGAAGCTGCTGTATTGGCACAGATTGAAGCACAGAAGAATCCTGTGACTGAGACTGGTGTACCTTGGTAAAGTGATTAGATACCTTATCTTACTGATTCCTGCTATCTGTATTGCACAAGATAGCTGGTTCGGAAAAGATAAGGCACAGCATTTTGTAGGCAGTGCATTATTGTCGTATGGTTTATCTGAGGTTATGAGTGCTGACAAGGCTTTCTTAACTGCTGTAGGAATAGGATTAGCTAAAGAAGTCTATGACTATCAGCATCCTCATAAACACACAGCAAGTTATAAAGACTTTATAGCGGATGTCGCAGGTGCTTATGTCGGTGTATATGCTAAAGGCTATTCATTTGATTATCAGAATAAAACTTTTGTAGTGCGATATACAATACAAATTAAGTAAGATTTTTTAACTAGTAAGGAGAAGTAAAATGGGAAAAGATAAAAAGACCCCAGTTACAGTAAATGGTAAAGAGTATCAATTTGAGGACATGACTCCAGAGCAACAGATGCTCACGAATCATTGTTTTGATTTAGACAGAAAGATTGCTTCAGCACAGTTCAATCTTGACCAGCTATCAGTTGGTAAGGATGCGTTCATTAAGATGCTAGAAGAATCATTGGCAAAACCTGTAGAAGAACCTAAAGAGGACTAAGTAGCATGAGCGAAGCCACATTAAGCCACACTGAAGCAAGACTATTAACTCACGAAGAAGTCTGTGCTATTCGGTATGAATCTATTAATGCTCGTCTAAAGCGTTTAGAGCAGATATTAATGGGTACTTGTGGCTTCATCATTGTTGTATTACTAGGAATAGCCTTAAAAATATGAGACCAATATCAGTCGGTGCTAACCTCGTTGCTGGTACAAAGACAACACTGTACGCAATCCCTAAGCAGAATGTAGGTAAGTGGACCTTGTTGTATGCTATCAATAACTCCTCCACAGCTAAGAACATCAGCTGTTGGTGGTACGATAAAAGTGCCAATGTAGAAATAGCTATTGTTCAAGACTATCCTTTAACCGCTAAGAATTTCTTAAAGATTGATGGTGGTGCTTATACATTGCTTGAAGAAGGTGATGAAATCAGGATTCAATCAGAAGCAGGTTCTACTTGTTCTTGTATTGTAACAATAGAACTTGAATATACCAATGTTAAACAAAAAGGTGGTTCATGATGAAAAAGACCAAAGCAGAAGCTAAGATTTCTAAAGTAATGAAAGAATACAAAGCTGGTGGATTACACAGTGGTAAAGGTGGTCCAGTAGTTAAGAACCAGAAACAGGCAGTTGCGATTGCTTTGTCACAAGCTGGTATGGCAAAGCCTAAAATGATGAAAAAGACTGGCAGAGGTCGCTAATGAAGCCAGGACTATATTCAAATATTGCAGCAAAGAAAGCTCGTATCAAGGCTGGCTCAGGCGAGAAGATGCGTAAAGTAGGCTCTAAAGGAGCTCCCACAGCTCAAGACTTCAAAGATGCTGCTAAAACAGCTAAGAAGAAGAAATAATGCCTAAGAAAGAGTTTCAGAACCCTAAAGGTGGTCTTAACCAGAAGGGTCGTGATTACTACAACAAGACCACTGGTTCTAACCTAAAACCACCTGTCTCAGCTAAAGAGGCTGCAAAGTCTCCTAAAGCAGCAGCTCGTCGTAAATCCTTCTGTGCTCGTATGGAAGGTGTCAAAGGACCAATGAAAGATGACAAGGGCAGACCAACAAGAAAAGCCCTGGCTCTAAAGAAGTGGGATTGTGGTTCTTAATTAAAAATAAGTGTTGACACAACGCTAAAAGTGTGCTAGACTAAGGAAATATATGACATATTTACAAATGGTTAACAGTGTTCTTCGTAGACTCCGAGAGACAGAAGTTTCTACGGTTAATGAGAATGCTTATTCTAAAATGATTGGTGAGCTTGTAAATGATGCTAAGTCATCAGTAGAAGCTGCCTACGGTTGGAATTCATTGTCAGATACTTTAACAGCTGTAACTACAGCAGATGTGTTTAGCTATGTATTACAAGGTTCTGGTGTACGCTTTAGAGTTCAAGATGTCTTAAATGACACTTCTAACTTACCGATGCACTTAGCACCGTCATCATGGATGAACACACAGTTTATCATGTCTGACCCTGCAAAGGGTGCTCCTTTGTATTACAACTTTAACGGTGTAGACAGTAACGGTGATACATTGGTAGACATCTATCCAATTCCTAATTCTGCTTACACTTTACGATTTAACTTGATTCTCCCACAAGCTCCTTTAGTTAGTGATGCTGATGTGATTAAAGTTCCAGGTGATGTCGTTACATTGAATGCTTTTGCAAGAGCTGTTGTTGAGCGTGGTGAAGACGGTGGTTTACAGTCTAGCGAAGCTTATGCTTTAGCTAAGAACTTGATGTCTGACTACATTGCTCTTGAATCTAACCGTTATCTTGAAGACTCTAACTGGGTGAGCGTGTGAGTAAACAACTCGTTACATCTTCTATATCAGCACCAGGTTTTGCTGGTCTTAACCTACAGGATGCTCCGACATCCCTAGAGTCAGGTTTTGCCATTGAAGCAAGTAACTGTGTGATTGATAAGTTTGGTCGTATTGGTGCTCGTAAAGGCTGGACACCTTTCTTACCTTCTAATTCTGATTTAAGCACTGCTTCTGTAAAGACCATTGCTGAAGTATTGTCTCCTAATGGTTCTCATCAGTTGTTTGCAGCAGGTAACAATAAGTTGTTCTTGTCTACAGGCACTGCATTGGCGGTTAAATCTGTGCGAAACACTGGCGATACAGCTAACTTAACTTACACTATTACTGATAGTAACTGGCAAGTAGCTTCTATTCCTGACAACACTAACTCTAGAGCAAGAGCAGTGATAGTACAAGAAGCACAAGAAGCATTGATTTTGTCTTATTCTTCAGTAACCAGTGCTTATGTATTTAGACGCTTAGGCGACTTAGCAACACTACCGACTGTGCCTGTAGCACATACAACAGCTACATTTAAACCGAACTGTGCATTATCAGCGTATGGTCGTGTTTGGTTGGCTGACATTGCTAACGATAGACAAACAGTATACTTTAGTGACTTGTTAGACCCTTTGAACTTTCAAACAGGTACTTCAGGTTCATTGGATATTGCTGAAGTAGTTGGTGATGGCGACCCTATCGTAGCTTTAGCAGCTCATAACGGTTTCTTGATTATATTCTGTGAGCGTCATGTTGTTGTTTACAGCAATGCACAAGACCCAGCTTCTATGTCTTTAGGTGATGTTGTTAACGGTATTGGCTGTGCTGCTAGAGACTCTGTACAAGCCACAGGAACTGATTATATTTTCTTGTCTAACTCTGGTGTAAGAAGCTTTGCTAGAACAATCCAAGAGAAGTCTATGCCTATGCGTGATATGTCTAAGAATGTTCGTGATGACTTGTTACACACACTAGGTTTAGCAACAATGAAAGACATCAAGTCAGGTTATTCATCTAATGATGCTTTCTATGTGTTGTCTTTCCCTGCACAGGATGTGGCTTATGTGTTTGACACAAGGACATTCCTACAGGACGGTTCAGCAAGAACCACAACTTGGGACACTATCAAACCTACAGCTTTCTGCACAACATCTGACAGAGAGTTCTTGATGGGACAAGCAGGTTATATTGGTTTGCATGAAGGCTATGCAGATAATGAAGCTTCTTATCGTATGGTGTACTACTCAAGCTATTTTGACTTCCAACAACCGACTGTATCAAAGATTCTTAAGAAAGTACAGATGTTAGTAGTTGGTGCTCAGAACCAAGACATCACGATGAAGTGGGACTTTGACTTTAAGAGAGCATATCAATCAGCAACGATTGTTGTTGACCCTACAGAGATTGCTGAGTACGGTATCGGTGAATACGGTACTGATAGTTACGCTGGCGGTATCATTATTTTTAGTCTTAACTTAAACGCTGGCGGCACAGGTAAAGTATTACAACTTGGTTTTGAAACAGACATTGATAATAACGCAGTCTCTATCCAGAAGATAGATGTCTTCGTCAAAGGAGGTAAGACAATATGAGTAACTACACAAAAGCAACGGACTTCGCTGCGAAGGATTCGCTTGGTTCAGGAAACCCAGCTAAGATTGTTCGTGGTACAGAAATCAATACAGAATTTGCAGCTATTCAAGTAGCTGTTAATAGTAAGTCAGATACAGCTAGTCCTACATTCACAGGCACTGTAACTCTTCCTACATTGGCAGTAACTGCTAACGCAACAGTAGCTGGTACTTTGACAGTGACAGGTGCTTTAGAAGCTGCTTCAGTTGATGGTGGAACATTCTAATGGCTGCTCAAATCGTTGACAAAGAAATGAGTTCCAGCGACATTATCCGTAAGGATTTAGAGCGTGGAGGCTTTACTAAAGAAGAAAGAAGATTCTTGATGGGCTTAAAACAAGCTATTCAAGATAATAAAGCTGTTGTTGTTCGTGATAACAATACAGTTTTTGTAGGTCTCCGTCAAGAACCAGGCACATTAGAAGTACATATGTATACAGTAGATAGTCCTAATATGCTTGCTGGTGCAATTAAAGTAGGTATCGACACAGTTAAAAAAGCTGGTGTTAAGAAACTTGTTGGCGAAACAGATAACTATAAATTAGTTTCAATGTTACAAAGAATGCGTCTTCCTGTTGAAGTAGATAAAAACGGTAAGATGTTTACATGGTCAATGGAGATTAAATAATGGGCGGTGCAGTCAGTTCAGTAGTAGAACTCGTTGATGACGCTGTTGACGACACGGTTGAGATAGTATCAGATGCTGGCTCATTCATTGATGATGCTGTTATTCAGCCAGCACTTGATGACCCTATAAAGACTGCAGCTACTGTAGCAGCAATCTCTACAGGCAATGCTTATTTAGTACCAGCTATCAATGCAGGAGCTACAGTAGCCCAAGGCGGTAGTTTAGAAGATGCTGCATTATCGGCAGGTACTTCGTATGTCGCAGGGCAAGTAGGCGGTGCTGTTGGTGGCGAGGTAGCAGGGGCTACAGGCTCTGATGTCGCAGGTGCGATTGCTGGCGGAGCTGCTGCAGGTGGCACAGGTGCTGCAGTTTCAGGCGGTGATATTGGAACAGGATTATTAACAGGCGGTATTAACTCTGCCATCAACCAAGGTGTTGGTGCTGTCGTTGATGCAGGAAGTAATTTATTAAGTGGAACAACAACTCCCACAATAGGAACTACAGGTATGGATGATACGCTTTCAAGTTTTATAGAACAAGATGCATTTGATTTAGCACAAATGGGCTATGATGCTGACACTATTTCTCAATTGATGCAGCAAAACTATGGTGTTGACCAGTATGCTGCTGCCAATATTGGAAGCATTGCCACGACAGGAATGCCTGGAGACATCACTGAGATATTAACACAGGACTACGGTGCTGATTTAACAGGTGCTGCTGCTTCTGCTGGTATCGACAACAGTACATTAACAAGTTTGTTAAAACAGTTTGGAACTGCTGCTGTTAAATCATTGTTAGGTGTTGGTGGAGGTGCTGGTGCTGGTGGTGTAAGACCAGGTACTCAAGGTCCTATGGGAACTGCTGGCGGTTTACTAGGTGCTGGTGTTAACTATGCTTTGTCTGCTCAACAAATTGGTAAGCTACAAGATGCTTATGCACAGAATGTTGCAGCACAACAAGCCTCTGTTAGACAAGCACAGCAACAAGCTTCATTTACTCCTGTCGGAGTTACTACTGCCTTTGGACAATCTCAGTTCCAAGTAGACCCAGCAACAGGTCGTTTGACTTCTGCTGCATACACAGCTTCTCCTGAGTTAGCTGCTCAAAGAGAAAGATTGTTTGGTCTAGGTGCTGCAGCATTGCCAACAACAGCAGATACACAAGCAATTCAGCAACAATATATTGCACAGCAACAAGGTTTGTTAGCTCCAGGTCGTGAGCAACAGTTAGCTCAATTGCGTAATAGACAATTCCAAAGAGGTACAACTGGTTTAGCTACTGGTGGTACAATGGCAGGATACGCTCCTAACGCACAAGGCTTAATGGCTACGAATCCTGAGATGGCTGCTTACTATAACTCATTAGCACAGCAGAATGCACAATTAGCTGCTAATGCACCGACATATGCTCAGAACTTGTTGAATCAACAGATTGCTACTGGTACTGGTTTATTTGGTGCTGCTAATACATTAGAAGGCTATGCACAACAACCATTAACACTTGCTGCTAATTTAGGTCAGCTTTCTTCTGCAGCAGGTGCTAAAGCTGGTCAGTTAGGTTTATTGGGTAGTCAATCTGCTCTACAGACTGGTTTGACAGGTCAGTTAGCTGGTATCTACGGACAAGGACAAGCATTGAACACTGCTGTAAATCCTCTTGTTACTGCAGCACAACAAGGATTATCAACAGCAATTGGTAACTGGTTATCTTAAGGAACTAACATGGCAGACACAAATATTATTGGTAGTCTATTCGGGGTAAGTCCTGAGTTGTTACAGACACAGCAAGAACAACAGGCTTATACACGAGGAACTCAAGCAGGTAACAACTTACTTGGTGGTATCTTAGGACAGTCTGGTATGTTCGCTGAAAGAGCTGGTGCTGGTCTTCGTGGTGCATTAGGTGTACAGACAGCAGAAGAGCAAATGAATGCTGTTCGTCAACAAGCATCACAGCAGTTTAACACAGCTACTCCTGAAGGTATGCTGCAATATGCACAGTTCTTGAATCAACAAGGTGATGCTGCTGGTGCTCAACAAGCAGTTATTAGAGCACAGTCTATGGCTAAAGAAGCACAAGCTATTGCTACTTCAAGAGCACAACAGATTCGTGCTGAAAGAGAGCCAGGACAATTAAACTTCCAACAGTTATTGTCTTCAGGTAAATACACACCTGCGTCAATTGCTAAGTTTCAACAATCTCAGAATCCTGCAGATTTAGTATTAGCAAAAGAAGTTACAGGTGCAGGTGGTCTTCCAAAACCATTGCCAGCAAGTTTGCAAAAAGATGAAGGTAAAGATTTAGAAGCATACGATGCTTATTCCTCTCAAAAAGAAGCATTGATGCCATCTATTGTTAACTTGACTCCAGACGCTGAAGGTGTGCGTAAACTTGAGTTAGGTCCAGTAAAGAATGCTAAATATATTGCTCAAAACCTTGCAGGTAATTCAACTCCTGAAAGCCGTGCATATGAAGGTTTAAAATCAGCAGTTGATACAGCTGTTAACTTACAAGTCAGTGCTGAAAAAGGTGTTCAGACAGACAAAGATGTGCTCCGTTTCGCCAATGCGTTGATTGCTGCATATGGTAGAAACGATACACAAGCAACGCTAGAAGCATTGAAGCGTTACTATGATTCTGTCAACAGAGCACAGCAGAAAACAGCTGGTCGTATTGAGTCTCGTCGTAAGTCTCAGAATGTTGAGCCATACTTCCAAGGACAGACACAGCAAGAATCTCCTGCAGCACCAAAACAAAAGAAAACAAAAACACTTGCTTCTGGTTTAGTTGTTGAAATTGAGGATTAAGAATGCCTAAATATACTATTAATGGAGTAGTCTATAATTCACCAAGAGAGCTTTCAGACAGTGAATTAGAAGAGCTAGGCGGAGGACAAGCCGCAGCGGTAGCACCTCAGCCACAACAACCAATGCAGCAACAACAGAAACGCTCTATTCCTGATGAGATAGCAAGACAGATTGGACTAACAGGTCGTGCAGCTTATGAGGCATTTACATCTCCAGCTACTGCTGTTTTAGAAGCAGGTAGAACTGCTTACAACTTAGGTGCTGAAGCTATTGGTTCTCAGAGTCGTATGCCTTCATTCTATGAACAGCAAAGAAAAACACTAACAGGCGATATTGGTTTACCGCAGCCTGAAGGAACACTAGAAAGAGCTGTTAACGCTGGTGTGCAAGGTATGGCAAGCACTGCTGGTCTTGCTAAAGTAGCTCCTAATGTCCCTGCAGTAGCAGCTGATTTAGTACGACAAGTTCCTGCTGGCGGTGTCGCTGGTTTGGTAAGTCAACCTGTAGGTGAAGTTGTTAAAGACATCACAGGTAGTGACTTAGCTGCTTTCATCGCAAGTGCTGGTGCAGGTGCAGCAGGTGCAGCTGCCACAGGTAAAGGAATTACTGCAGCACAGCAAAGACAGACACCGTTGTATACAATGGACCAAGTTAAGCAAAGAGCCTCTGCTTCTTATAAAGCAATGGATGATGCAGGTGTTGTTATTAAGCCTAACAGCTTAACAAGAATGTTTGCTAATGTTCAGCAGTCTTTAGATGACGCTAGAATGATTCCTGGCACAGACCAAGCTAAGGCTGTTCAAGCAACTCTTGACCAAGCTAAGACACTTATCACAACTCAAGGAACTTCGTTCACTGCGTTAGATAAGATGCGTCAGATGCTTAACGACTTACGAATGAACAAAGATGCTGATATTCGTCGTTTAGGTGCTACAGCTATTGGTCAAGTAGACGACTATATCATGACTTTAAAGCCTAACGATATTCTATCAGGTCAAGGTGGTTTAGACAAAGCTGTAAAGAGTGTTGTTGAGGCTAGAAAAGACTGGAGAAACTTAAGTCGTGCTACTGTCTTAGAAGATGCACTAAACACAGCTGAAGCAAGAGCAATAGACCCTAAAGCTTCTGAGTCTGAGCTTATTCGTCGTGGTTTTATCAACATTGCTGCTGATAAAAAGAAGATGAATATGTTTACAGATAAAGAACAGAATGTAATTAAGTCTGTTGCTAAGGGTGGTTCATTAGACCCATTATTGACTTTTGCAGCTCAGTTCAGTCCATTGCGTTCTAAACTAGCAGCTGCTGGCGGTGCGTATGCCTTTACTCAAGCACCGTTAACAACAACAGCTGTTGCTGGTACAGGTTTGTTAGCAGATACAGCACAGAGTTTAATGCGTAGAAGAGCTGCTGAATTAGGAATTAAGCAGATTGCTTCTGGTGCTGCTCCTGACAGAGTAAGAAGTCTAGCTACTACAGGTTTATTGACTAACGCTTTAAATCCACCAGGAACAGAATGAGATTAATGCTATACCTTTGGATAGGCTTAGTGCTTATCTGTGTAAGCTATGTACCTGTACACGCACAGCCAATCATCACTGATTCAACCTCTAACAGCAAGACCAAGGTAGAGTCTCCTCCTCCGTCAGCTATCTCACCGTCTATTACTACCATCAATAATAAGATGTGTAGTAGCGGTGTGGCTGCTGCAGTGCAAACACAAATCTTTGGTATCTCAATGGGTACTACAATCACAGACAAGAACTGTGAGATGATTATCAAGGCTGAGTCACTATTCAATATGCAGATGAAGACTGCTGCTGTTGCTGTGATGTGTCAGGATGCTAACAACTGGTGGGGAATGTGGGATGCTGGTACTCCATGTCCTGTAGAAGGTAAAGTTGGTGTTGAAGCCAAGAATCACTGGCTAGACAACCCTAACATGATTCCTACTAGACCTAAGATAAAATGAGATGGTTAGTATGTATTATTGCATTATGGTGCAATATTGCAACTGCACAAGTTGTATTACAACACAATATTTCCGATGATGGGTATGTTAGAGTTCCACTACAGTTTCCATTCCCTTATCACGGTCGTGTGTTTACTGAATCTTTTATGTTCAGTAACGGTGTTGTTGGCTTCCTCAATCCGACAAATAGTTGGTGTTGTACAGGATTTAACCTAGAGACCTCAAGAGGTAGTCCGTTTGACTTTGCGATTATGCCTCTACAGACAGACTTGCTTAACTATAGTGGCAGGTTCTTAACTGAAGGCACAGCACAGTATCAAAGATACAAATGGGAAAACATCAGTGAGTTTGGTGTCCCACAGAACTTAAACACCTTTGGTGTTGAGATACGACCTAGTGGCTATATCGGTATGCATTATGAACAGGTCAATATCAGTCCTTGGAGACCTGTAACAATCGGAATGACTGGAGATACTTCTGCTGGTGAGTTTACTCAGCGGTACCACGGTGCAGGGTTCAGCAGTAATGAAATTGTGTCGTATATTACACAGAATACAGGTGATAGATGTTTGTCAGAGCCTCTGTCAAGTATCAGTTGTCCAGGGTATGCACAGGCTTATTTAGTTCAACAATGCTCACTGAATGCTTTATATGACTCAAGTTGTCCAGGATACGCTGAAGCTTATTTCAATCAACAATGCAGCAATAACTCGCTGTATGACAGAAGATGTCCTGGATACCAATCAGCTTATGCACTTGCTAACATTGTGCCAACATCAAGGACAGTTGTTTCAGCACCAGTATTGCAAGTCAGTAGCACAGGCACAGTCTCTGTTGAGACTCCTGTCGTGTCTGACTCAGTTGTCAACGAAGTAATTACTAGACCTACTACACAAACAAACAATGCCACGAATACGCAGTCAAATACCGTACAGTCCAGTCCTGCTCAAGCAGAACCAAAGACAGAAAAGAAGTCAGAGCCTAAGCAAGCTACTAGACAAGCTGCAGCTCCTAAAGGTTCGCTTCCTTCGCAGACTATACCGCAACCTGTACACGAGTACAAAGCTCCAATAATACTGGACTTAGCGTACCAACAGTTAGTAAAGAAGCCTATAACAGATAATAACAGGGCTATGTATCACTTAATAATGAACAGTCAGATAAAGCACGAGGAGATGATAGATGAGCAGTACCGAAGAAAATAAGAAACCAGACTATGAAGTCAGTATTGGTGGATACAAGCTTAAGTATTCTAATAAGCTAATGTATGCCATCATTGCTATTACTCCTGTAGTTGGCGGTACTTTATGGGGTGCTTTTGAGGCTGTCAAAGGCTATCAAAATATGCAGAAGAAGATTGAGTCTTATGTCGCTCCTGATTTGTCTGAGTTTGACAAGCGTCTAGTGGCTCTTGAAGAGACTACTAACAAGGTGAATGACTACACCAGAGATATTAAGAACGACATCAAGAACGATGTTCGTAGACTAGAGAAGGTTGTTGAACAGGTAGAACGAGATGGGAAACAGATGTCTCGTGAAGTGGACAAAGACTTACGAGAGATGCGTAAGGAAACTGACACAAAGATTAAACGAGCTTTAGACAACCCATTATCTAACAAGGAGTAAGTATGCTGTCATTAATTTCAACCATTGGTGGACTATTAGTCTCTGGTCTACCAAGCCTATTAGGGTTCTTCCAAGACAAAGCTGACAAGAAACATGAGTTAGAACTAGCTCAGATGCAGACTGAGAGAGAGCTTCAGATGATGGAGCGAGGCTTCATTGCTCAAGCTAAGATGGAAGAAATCCGCACAGACCAAGTAGAGATGCAGACTGCTGCTCAGATGCAGAATGCTGCTTTGGACCACGATAAGAAAGTCATGGAAAGAGCTTCTACATGGGTAGTGAACTATGTCGGTACTGTAAGACCTACAGTGACTTACTTGTTCGTTATTGAGCTTGTATTGATTAACTTCTGGTTGTGCTACAAGTTGTTCTCTATGCCAGGTCTAATCAACGGTGTTGATGACCTAGAGATTATCAGTGAGATGATATTCTCTTCTGATGAGATGGCAATGTTAGGCGGTATTATTGGTTTCTGGTTTGGTTCTCGTAATTGGGATAAGAAGAAGTGAAAGTAAGCCAGAAGTGTATTCAACAAATTAAGCAAGATGAGGGTGTTCGGAACAAACCGTACCAATGCCCTGCCTTGCTTTGGACAGTAGGAGTAGGTCATGTTATTGACCCTCAACACGCTAAAGTTCCATTGGCTAATAGAAAACAATTACCTATTCCTGCAGGTTGGGATAGGGTTCTAAGTGCTGATGAGATTGATGAAATCCTAAGACAAGACCTAGCTAGATTTGAAGCTGGAGTCCTACGGCTGATTAAAGTACCTCTAACACAGGGACAGTTTGATGCCTTGGTGTCGTTCTCTTTCAATGTCGGTTTAGGTAACTTACAGAACAGCACACTTCGTATGAAGGTCAACAGAGAAGACTATGAAGGTGCAGCAGAGCAGTTCTTAGTATGGACCAAAGCTGGTGGTAAAGTATTGCCTGGCTTAGTTAAGAGAAGAACTCACGAGAAAGAGATGTTTGAGTCGTAAATCCGATTAACTGTGCAAAAAAAGACAGCCCCATAAAGAGGCTGCCATAAAGGTCTCGGAAGGAGACTACACAAGGAAACTTATATTGCACATCCACCAGCGGTGCAACTTAACATCTGAGCACCTTCAACATTGTCGTCATACTCTTTGAAGTTATCCCAATCTACTGAGTCAGGAACTAACATTCTCAACTGGTTGTATTGCTCTTCAGTGCATTCTTCATAAGGTGCTTGCTTGTAAGTACCACCATCATACGGCAAGAAAGACACACCAGTAACTTCATCAAAGTGCTTGTATGTCCATGCTCCAACATCCATCCACTCATTCTCTTTAACAGAGATAGTCACTGACGGCTTATGCTCACAGTAGTGTCTTTGAAACAACAACCACAACTTCAAGTGCTGCAACGCAGATAACTCTTCACGCAACAATGCACCTTCAGCTACCTTAACAGGGAATGAGAACACTGTTGTTGAATCAGGTTTCATCACACACGGTTCAGCAACAAAGCCTGACTGAATCATGAACTGTGTTAGTGGGTCTTTGTTATCAGCTCTAACACGACGAATATAATACTGACTATGTTGAGGATGAATGCCGCTTGCAGTGCTGCATAACTGGCTAACCGTTCCTTCTGGCTTGACTGCCGTAACCGCCACACTTTGATTAATTCCAAGAGCTGAAGCAAATTCAGCATTAGTAGCAACAGCAACATCTCTTAGTTTCTCCAATCGTGCTGGTAAATCAGCATCATCAGGGTTATTCAACAGTGCATTGTCTAGGATACCTGTCATAGATACACCTAGTAGTGCTTCTTCTTCAGTGTTCTTCTGCCAAACCTTACGCAAGTATGGGAAGTTAGTCAATGACGCTTGGAAAGTCCCAAGAATAGCTGCAATACGAATCTTACGCTCCAAAGTACCCATATCATCATCGCTGCGAACAATACAGCTAGATAGATTACAGAACTGATAAGGACGAAGAATAATCTCACTACAAGGATTTGTACCAAAATCATAAGTAGCGTCCCTACGACCGTTCTTGGCTGCTTGTCTCTGTGACGCATCACGACTAAAGATTCCTCTCTCACCTGAATGTGATTCATAGATTGATGTCCACTCACGCATGAACTGACCGATGTATGGTTTCTCTTGGTAAACAGCAGAGTTGTTAGCCAATGCTCGTTGACCTTGACCATCCCACCATGCACCTGCTTTAGCATGAGCCATCTTGTCATCAGACAAGTCAGACAATGAAATCATTGCACTGCGTCGTACTCCGCCCACAACAACAACTTCCCCGATTTTGCAGAGAATATCATGGCATTCCAATGATGATAAGCGACGACCAGTTGCCCCTCTGAACTTGGCGATACAAAACTTATAAAGCTCTTCCAAAGGTCCAGGTCCTGACGCTCTTCCACCAAAGGTCTTAAGTCTAGCTCCTGCAGGTCTAACTTTGGATACATCGTACTTTGGAATTTCACCAGAATACAAAAGAGCCAATAGCTGTCTAAGCGATTTTGCCCATCCTTCTTTAGAATCCGACACAACAATAGTAGTCTCACTAGCAAACAACTGCTCTGGGACTTCAGGTAATTTAGAAACATACTGTTGCTCCACTGAGAATCCTACACCAGTTCCGCATAGGAGAATATACATTGCTTCGTCAAAAGCTTTAGGGTCATCAATAGGTAAATAAGAACAGTTGAATGCTGCAATGTTCTGACGCTCTAATGCAGGACCTGCAGTCATGATAGCTCTCATTGACGGCATTACTTCTAAGTTATTTACTGCTTGTTCTAACTCTGCACGAAGTTCTTTCGTTAAGACATACGATTGCTTGTCTTTAAGATGTTGCTCCATGAAATCAAAATATCGTGCTACTGTTTCATTCCAGTGTTCACGACGACCTTTATCGTCAAGATAGCGGCTGTATCTTGATTTAGCGATAAAGTTGTTATACGGACTCATTGTGTATTGTGTCATTTATTATCTAACTTCCTTTTCTAGTTTATCAACATTCTCTTCAATTCTATCAGAGAACAACTCTACGATGTCTTCGCTTGTGATATTCAACAGCTCCAACAAAGTTATTTCATCAAGCTCGGTTAAACGCTCTTTAATCTCGTGCAGTAGTAAGGGCATCTTTCTCTCTCTTGATTAAATACTCTAAATAGTGTTTAGCCTTTTCAAGGTCTTCTACACCGTTCTTATGTGGGTATCTTAACACATATTTGATAATGTTGCCAGCCCAATAATTAAGTTCCCATTCTTCAATGATTTCCCAAGGCTGACAGGCTCGTTTGTAGTGGTCTCCACCGACTTGACGAGACATAATATCTCCTTGGTCTTCTTGTCCTGCTGAGTAAGCTTTATACACCTCTTTAGTGTTTGCAGCCCATTCTTTATAAGTATCGCCTAGTGTAGGCATAGCTACTGGTGATGAATACATATTATGGTCTCCACTCATCCTGTTATTCCTTTGATTGTAACACCTGTTTTAATCGCTTTTGTGCCTTGCGACCAGCTACCACACCCTTTGCATTGATACCTTTGATACGAGGCTGTGATTGTCGTTGTAAGACCACGCTTGTGTAAATGTTTGCCTCCACACGAAGGGCATACCTGGTTATCCGTGTTGAGGTTGCGATTAGGCAACGATTTAATCCAAGGCAACAATTTATAATAAAGCTTTTCCAATAAGATGACATCTTGGATGTTGTACTTTTCCATACGACCCCAAGCTGCATTATCTTTATCCATACACTTAAGCCAAAGTTCAAATCCTTCATGCTCTACCTTCTTTCCTAATCCTAGCTGTTGTGAGACATAATCTAGTTTATTTGAAGTAAAACGAAAATTACTACGAACAGTACGCAATAGGTCAATTTTCTTACTAGGCGATGGTGGATTAAGACCATGTAATAAGAATTCCTTGTTAAGTATAGGAAGGTCAAACTTATTGCCATTGTAAGTAACAACACCGTCTGCGTCATTGATAAGCCCATGAATACCTTTCAACATCTTCTTTCTGTTAGACTTGTGAATAGAATCAAACACAACTTCTTTTTCACCGAGCCACTTAGCACAGTAACAAAGAACTTGTGACGAATCTATCATCTGATTGATGCCGATGTTCTGGTCGTACAGACCCCAGACATAAGCACTGTTAGGACTTGTTTCAATATCAAGCAAGAGAATCTTCATTTAGTCTTCTTCTCCCACTGATAGACAAACCAAGGACCTACAACTTCTAGGGCTTCTACTACCTTCTGAAAGGACTCTAAGTCTTCCTGTCCCCAATTCTTTTCTTTGATGTCTTTCTTCAATGCCTTTGATGTCTGAATGAGACGGTGTGCAACAATCTCATCACAGAAGTCATTGTCTATATCAATCTTGATTTCCATCATGTTCCTTTCCTAATACTTTTAGTAACACATCAATCTGTTTTCTAAGGTATTCGTTCTCAGCTTCTAGTCGCTCATTGCGTTCTCTCATGTAACGAGCTTCTAGTTCCATTGTAGCAGTAAGGTTCTCAAACTGCTCTATTAAGTCTTTAGCGTAACTCATATTACCCTGCCATCATATCAAATAAAATCTCAGCGTCAATCACTGCCAGTGGCTTACAGCCGTTCTGTTTGATGATAACAATCGGTTCATACTTGCCGTGAGACTTAGCTTGTTCGTAGTAGTTATACACAGCTACCTTGGCTAGTGACTTGCACTCAAACACTGCAGGGATTGCTTCTTTAGCTGCTTGAGACATCACGACATCTTCACCGTGAGAACCCATCGGACAGCTGCGTAGGTCAAGCTCTGTTAACTGTGGATACCTTTCTAACAGTTGCTTTACGACCCACTTTTGTAGGTTTCTTCCCTTGGCTTTTGCTGACTGGGTTTTCATGTGATAATACCTTTCTGTTCTTAATCCATGCTTTAGGAATGTGCATTCTTGCATTGGTTTGGTCAATAGACCATGTTGATGCTAGACATAGTGCTTCGTCTGTTTCATCAATCAAATATCCTACAGTGATGCAGTGATGAATCTCAGCTTTAGTCTTTGATTCCCAACCAACATCAGCCACAGCATCAATCCAGGATACTTGGATTATCTTTGGGGAGGCTGCCATACATCTCCTTCTTTCCGTTGTAAGTATAACAATTGTCCATTCTCTAACACTCGTTCAGCATTACCTTCGTATGCTTTAAGCACTGCATCATAGAGTTCTTCTACTGTTGTGCAGTCCTTGAGTATTTTAGCACCTTTAGCAGGACCGATACCTTTCAGTCCTTCAATGTTGTCAACTCTATCACCAGTTAGAATCTGTAAATAGAAACTATGCCAACCTGCAAACTCAGAGACATAATACTTCTCTTTCTTGCGATAGTTGTAGTGATGTCCTCGGAACTGGTTTAAGTCCTTGTCAATGTGAACCATGATAGATTCATCTTCTTCAAGCTCATACGCTGCAATACCTACAGCATCATCAGCTTCTATACCGTCTACAACTACAAAACCCCAAGAGGTCACTAAGTGGTCTCTCAGGGCTTGTAGGTGCACAGGCTTCTCAGTTGGTCTCGTTCCTTTGTATGGAACAGTCTTTGCTAAGTCATTTCGGAAGTTACCCTTACCAGTAAGGAATCCCTTATAGTCATCGCAATGAATGTCCATGCAAAGCTCAACCATCGTTGCTTCTAAGCGAGACACTGCTAGGGCTTCATCAACATCGTTAGATGAGAACCCTACAGCGTAACACAATGAATCAGCGTCAATGAGAGCCGTTATCATTACAGGATGTCGTCGTCAGAGTCGTCCGCTGAACTACCGCCATCAGGATTGTATTCCTTAAGGTCTGTAATAATAATCTTCATCAAGCTAGGTGAAATACCTGACTTGTTCTTCCATGTCCACTCGTAAGCAGACACCAATGCTGTTGCTTTAGAACCGTTAGCAACGATAGCGGTAATGTGATTACCCTTCTCATCAACAGGCTTGATAGGGTTGTTAGATTTAACAGTAACAAACCAACCTTTCTCAGGCTTATCTTCACGCTGACGCACTGCAACACCGATTGCTTCTAAGCCCTTAACAGCTTGGTCGCTGAGATTGCAAAGGTCTACTTGATACTTACCTGACATATCTGATACTTTGTCAAAGAAAGCCCAATTGATTTCAGCGTTAAGTTTTACTGGTTTAATTTCACTCATTTGATTCTCCTTAGATACTGCGTTTATGAAATACTGCAAGGTCATTATACTACAAGTTAGTGCTTTGTGATTCCATGATGTGAAATACTTTCAAGTCCTTCTACAGCACCTTCAAGTAAATCATCCCCCACTTCTACTACTAGCTGAACCATGTCTTCTGCACCAAGGTCAGTTTTAATCACATATGTGTCGTTTTTATAGGCAATTAGCGACACGACACCAAGCACATTCTCTTCATCTTCGTAATCGTAATCATCGTCTTTCATTAGTGGGTGTCCTTCCATGTTTTGCCTACATTATACTCACCGTCAAGAGGGCATCGCATCTTAAGTTCAATACCTGCCTGTTTGATAGCTTCTTTACCTAGTTGTCCTACTGTATCAGCATCTGCTTCACGACACTCAATCTGCCATTCATCGTGGACATTGACTTTGAACTCATGCCATACCTTCTGACGAGTTAGTTCTTTTTTCAACAAGACAAGAGCTTGCTTCATTACTATCGCACCAGCACCTTGCAAAAGCGTGTTGAGCGACGAGTGCTCCGAGCGAACCAATAGCTTGCGTCCGTCAAGACCTGGAAACCATCCCTTTTCAGAGTAGATACGACTAACCTTCTCACGAAGTCTCTTGAGTTTCGGTGTGTTGCGTAGAAACCTATCAATGAGCAATTGTCCTTCCTTCGCACCGCCTCCACTAATCGCCCCGATTTTGGGACTTCCTGCACCATAGAGGAATGCATAGATAAATGTTTTAGCTTGATTCCTCGTTTCAAGTCCTGCAGCCTTCTGGTTCGTTGTGTGTATATCGCCCGATACAACTTGATGCGTATATTCATCGTCATTCATATAGTGAGCCAACATCCTCAGCTCCAAACCTGAAGCGTCAATGCCAACTAAACTATTGCCTTTCTCTACTGTCCATAAGTTTCTACATTCAGGTCCATAGATAGCACCGCTATTAGGAATCTGAGCCATGTTAGGACTGTGATGAGTCATGCGACCTGTCACAGCACCGTTTGTGATTACACGACCATGCACACGACCATCAGATTCTACTGCTTCAATCCATGATTCAATCTGTGCAATGCGTTTCTGAAGCATCAAGTATTCTGCAATGGCTTTCGCTTCTGGGATGTTGATGCCTTCAAGGGTGGTTTCGTCAACGATGACTGAGCCTTTTTCCGTGTGCTTCTTGGGCTTCCATCCTTTTTCAATGAGCCTTTCTGCGATTTGCTTGCGACTGCCTGGGTTGAAGGGTTCAACGATGTCTGCGAGGGCTTTGCCTGTGGTTTTATGGATTCTATTGGACTGGACTTTCGGAGGGAATATGCTTTGCATTTCAACTTGAATAGTCTCCAACTTAGCCTTAAGACTACATAGTAGTTGCGAAGCTCCTTTTTCATCCAACTTAAAACCATTTCGCTCTTGCTCCGCAATGATGATAGCGACTTGGTGTTCAAGCTCTTTGCTCTGTTCTGAGAAGTCATTTTGCATTTCCTTATCTAAATGTTTATAAAGTTGTGCAGTGACCAAAGTGTCTCTAGCACAGTAGTGGTGCAACAACGATGTTACTGGTTCATCAAAAGGTAAATTAGCATTGTCCTTGTCTAGGAATGTTCCTGTCATCCAAGACCAAATCTGTTTGTAAGGTGCTTTGTGGTGTCCTAGTCTCTCACCCCAAGCTTCTAAGCTGTGTCCGCCTTCAATAGAAGGGTCATACAACCTAGCAAGAACCAGAGTGTCAACAACCTGTGACTTCTTAACAGTGATTCCCCATACTTTCTTTAGCACAGGGAAATCAAAGAAGATACCGTTGTGTGCAATGATTTTTTCAACTGAGTCTAAGTATGCTTGTAGATTGTTCGGTTTAACAAACATTGAAACAATGTCAGTGTCTAAGTCACGACAGAACACACACCATATCTTTGATGAGTCACTGTTGGTTTCTATGTCTAAAACTATCTTCATGAGATGAGTGTAACCAAGTCTGTCAGTTTAATCAAGTAGAGTTTAGAAGTCATGTCATCACCGCCACGAACTGACCGTGGATTGTGCGTTGCAATATATTGTCGCAATGTGCTTACTTTGAGGAGAAGAGATAAGACAAGGCTGTCGCCCATAGCAAGATTGTGCAGCCAGTAATCAGCATCAGTAGTAACAATTCCAGAGGGCTTATTTCTGGACTCGTATTCAATGACGATGTTGCCTGTCGCCTTCCACTTGTCTTTCTCTGTTTTAACTTCAATCTTACTTTGTCCGAGAATCTCTGCAACCTTTTGTTCAAACACTTGTCCATAAGCTAAGTCCAAATCAAATCGTTTATCATTGTTATGTAGAGACATGAATCAACCCCATTAAATACATTCCAACAGCCACCGCTTCAACGACAAACAAAGCCATATCCTTTTGTCGTATCCCTGCGTAAGCCCACAGACCGCTACCGACTAAACCAAACCAAAGATTACTTGGATACTCGTTTAGGCTTGTTAGTGCGATTCCTAGTAGGCACAGTATCGTTGCTGTCCACTTTAACATTCTCTATCCTTGGTTCGTTAAATATCCAAGCAAACAGTTCTTGTAGCTCAGGCTCTGTGAATATCTCTGACTTACCATCGTTGAAGAATACTTGTCTGTCGTGAATCTTAACAATGGAACTTAAGTTGTAATGCTTGTTGTTGATTGTGACGATGTTCATACCTTTTTCACCTTAACCCATTTAGCAAACTTGTGGACAAACCCTTGTGCATCGTAGCAGAACACAAAGTCGTTATAAGTGTTTCTTACTTTGAACACTAGGTTCTTATCATCATCTGACACAGTAAACTTATCTCCTTCATGGAGTTTGTCTAGCTGACACATATCAGCAATGTCGTGTTCGTTAATCATTTCTCTTCCTTCCTAAATTTATCAATAGCTTCATCAAGCATGATGCCTGTGAGCCATTCCCAATTGTTGCCACGACCATCACAAGCAATCACAGTCGGTGCAATCACATTCTCAGGTAAGTCCCAGGAGTTAGTCTTCAACCAGTGATAGCGTTCAGCATCTTCAAACATCTCACGATTGTCCTGAATGCGACTAAGCACATCTCTGTTGAGGTTTCTGAGACGCTCAATCTCGTTACACAATGCCAAGATGTAGTTGCGAGTCACACTGTATTCATCGTGCTTCGCATACTCCCTAGCTGCATCTAGTAAATCTTGTTTCTGTTTATAGCTCATCAATTATCTCCAACATTCTTCCAGTCCCACCATTATACAGTAAATGACCTGCACCGCCAGTGTAACCGCTAAAGCGATTCTTTAGCACCCTGACATGAGTGGTGTTACGCTCAATGTGGTCTTCTGCCTGTCCATTTCTTTCCAATCCTATCACAATGTCACTTAGTTGAGCAATTGACCCACTTCCCCTCAACTGTGCCAATGATGTCGCTGCTCCGTCTTCATGTCCTTTAGACTCTGGACGCTTTAGGTGCGATACGCAGACTAAGCTGATACCTGTTTCTTGCACTAGCATACGCAAGCGAGTCATAATCGCATCTAAGGCTTTACGCTCATCACCGACATCACCGCCTGATACGATGATAGAGATGTGGTCAAGGAAGACATAGCCACAGTTCAAGCCCTTAGCCATGTATCTCACTCTATTAACGATATTGTCAAGACTACTAGAGCCAAAATGGTCAAAAAGATATAGCCTATCAGTTCCAAGTGTTCTATCAAAAGCATTCTTTAGTTCCTCTTCTGTTATTTCCACATCGGGTAAATGAATCGGTTTATTAACTGCCAAAGACATGAGGGAACGAGCTGTCTTGCGGACACCTTCCTCAAGAAACATAAGTCCGATGTTGTCATTTGTTTTGTTAAGTATGTGCCAAACAATTTCACGGAGAAACTGCGACTTCCCAAGACCACTTCCTGCAGTGACCATGACCAACTCGCCTTTTCTGATGCCATAGGTGAGTTTATTAAGTGCTTCATATGGATAGTCACAATCAGCCTTCTCAATAGGTGTTGATACGACTTCCCAGAGTGAGTTACCTTGAATAATTCCATCAGGGATATAACACTCAGCACCCCACCAAGCATCAACATATTCTTTAGCAGAACCAGCCTTAAGGTAATCGCAAGCATCTTTAAAGTCCTTTCTGTGTTTTAACACTTTTACTTTACCACCAAACAACTCAGCTACTGACTGAGCTGCTTTTCGTCCAGCTTCATCAGCATCAAAGTCAAGCACTACAGTTTCAAAACTATCAATGTATTCAAAGTTAGCTTTGCAGTCTTTCAGAGCTGCTGCTGCACCGTTGCGGATACTAACAACCGCATACTTAGAGCCTTGCATCTGATAGCTTGCCAGGGCATCTGCTTCACCTTCACAAATAGTCAGAGTTCTACCACCTTTAGCAAACAACTGCTGACCAAACAAAGTAGCATCTTTGAACTCACCTGAGATAGAGAAGTTCTTTGTTGGCACATCTCTAGTCTTAATCGCCACCATCACACCATCAGCATCAAAGTATGGATAGTAATGCTTATTGCCATGTGGGTCTTGCTTCACACCATAGGTTAGGCAAGTAGTCTGAGAAATACCACGATTAGCGATAGCATTAGTAGAAGCATTGTCATAAAATTTCAAGTCCTTGTTCATAGGTTTAGTTTCTTTCTTGTTAAGCTCAATAGAGCCATCTTCATTCTTGTATGTTTCACAGACAAAACAATAGGTGTGTCCATCGTCATACAAGCTATTGGCATTGGACGAACCGCAGTTGTCACAATTGGTATGTTTTAAAAAGTTAGATTTAGTCATTTAACATTAAACTTTCTTTTAAGTCTTTCAAAGTCTTCATCTTGCAAGACATCGTATAGGAAGTATTCCAAGGCTTCCCAACACAGGAAGAAGTGAGCATCAAGCCCATCATCTTTAATCTTGGCAAGTATCTTATCTGCCTGTGCAATCTTTAGTTTAGTTGCTTCATCCATCATCTGTTCACCTCTATTCCTTGTTTAATCCTGTAAGGGAATCTATCTTCTAACCAAAAGCATCGTCTGTCGTAATCGTCAGAGATTGCACGATAACCAATCCATCTCACCTGATTAATACCTGTATAGCTAGTGCAATGTGTCATCTTATCAACATAACTAGCCATAGAACCGTAAGCAAAGCCACCCATGAAGGTCACGACAAAGCCAAGAAGAACAAGAATCTCTTTCATACAGGCTCTAAGTTATCTAGTTTACTGTTAATCAAATCAATCAATTCTTCTAATGTCGGTTCAATACCTTGGCTGATACATAGGTCTGCCATGTCATGAAGTATGAAGTGATTGTGTGCTTCTTTAGCTTCTTGTGGTGTCATTTCCATAAATTGAATCATAATTACTCCTTTGTGTTAAGACAATGTAAATTAAACAAGAACAAAAAGTCAATAGGTTTAGACAAAATAAAGTTCTTGACAACATTTACAACTCTGTGTATAATGCTCTTACGACATAGTTCTATCTTTAGATTGTTTCTTGATGTAGTGGTTTCTCTAAAGAGTGTCATCATAGGTCTATATAGACTGTAATGGGCTGAAGTGTTCATCGTTCATCCCAAATGTCTTTGTAGTAGTCATCTTCAGGCTCTTCGTAGAATTCAGCATCGTCACCGTCTAACAGAGTTTCTACCATATCTAAGTCCACTTCAGACAACAAGTCACTACGAACCTGTAAAGGTATCTCTGTGTCTTTAAGACATAAAGAACACATCTCAATAAACTGTTTAGATACTGCATGACGCAAAGTCACCTCATAATCAGTCAATGTTGCGTTGCAACAAGTGCATCTCATAGCATCTCCTTAGCTAAAATCAATGTCATCAAACTCAAGACCAATAGAATCAAGATAGTCATCAAGTAGATACCCATCTTCCATCATCTCTATAACTTTGTCCTTATTGTGCATCAACTCTGGGACAACATCCCATAAGTATTCATAATAAGAAGTTTCTATAGTTTCATATTTTACTAAAGTGTTCAAAATAGCTCCTAGAATCAATTTAAATTATACTACCTAAGCACACCCATTAACTCGCCCATTTACACCCAATACAGAGCGATTTAGAGCGTTTTAGACCCATTATAGACTAGCTTCCGTTAACTGTATCAATGCTTCTTTAATGGCTTCATCATCTAAGCCCTGAATATTAGACCATAAGAGCTGATTGTATCGCAAATAATCCTTAGTTTCACAGTCATATTTAGCGATTGAATACAAACTACGCTGTAATAATTCAGTCTTATCCATAGCGAACCCCTAATTCTTTAGAGTAGAGCAAAAACTGAGGGTTTGTATCAATAATCAATTGTTTAAATACTGCCATAGGCTTTTTCTTAGTCAAGTCCACCTTGCGTAATCTCTGCCTCTTAGCTCGCTTTGTAGCCTCTGGCATTGGTATAGCCTCATAGATATAGATATTGCGTCTGGAAGTGGTGTTTTTAGCTTGCTCTGTGACCTTTCCAATGACTTGTATTAGCTTTTTCCGCTTAAGATTGTGAACGGCTGAATTGACCTCTATTTGAGTCAGCACACCATCAAGAGCCTGCCATATCTCTTGGTTTGTTTGTGGCTTACATAGTAAGACATTATAGACTAGCTCTGTGTTTTTCATAGGCTTTTAAACTCCTCTACTGTAAAATCATAAGAATCTAACAAATCAACA